TTACACAGGATTAAACGAAAAGTAATAGCCTGCATCAGGTATAAAAGATTGAAGAAGGAGCGTATTATAGAGTAAGGCTTCTTTGTTTGTAGCTTCCCAATTTTTTGTGTAACCGAATAAAAGAAGAACACATAACAGCGATACAATATGGACAGGAAATAGCCTGGCCAGGCGATAAACAATAAAATCTTTATTGCTAAACCGCCCTTCTGCCAGATGCCTGCTGAAGCTGTAATTTATAATAAATCCGGAAAGGATATAAAAGAACGTGACACCAACATACCCATTAAAGAAGTATCTTGATGCCTCGTTGAACTGAGGAATGGAAGATTGCGACATTATCCCCAGATGGCTCAGGAAAACACCAAGGGCAGCAAACATTCGCAAAGATGTAAGACTATGAATTATATTGGTATTTTTTGACATAAGACTGCCAGAACGTAAAATATTTCTGGCAGGTTAGTTTTATAGCAAGGCTATGTCAACGCAACATTAGTCAAAATTCTTGCACGTCTGCGCTTGCTGAAATGTTCCATATAGATTTCGGCGATCCGTTGACGCCTATCATTCTGACTTTAAGTCCACTGCCGCTTGCTTTGGGAGCGGTAAGGTTTGGCGCTGCAGGGTTTATACTCCAGTCTCCGCCATTAATTATCACGCTCATTGGTATGATGCCGCCATTATCAATATTGATAATTGGCGTTGCCGCAACAGGGTTCTGCTGGTCAATCGGCAGGTACCCATTCACTGTTAGCGAGCGAACAAAGCTAGGGTTAGGCCAGGTGGTTACACGTATCTGCCCACCCTTAACAAACTCCGTGGCACAGGTATTCATCGCACTGTCCCAGCCCCTGCCCAGCCCTGTTAGGGCTGCCCCTACCCTACCCTACGGGGGAAACAGGGCGGGGGTGAGGGGAGAGACAGCCTCGCGTGAATACAATAAATTTCGGGTGCATGCTTACGCCTGCCCTAGCCACTCAGGGTTGAACCGGAGTCGAACCAGGATTAAGCTAGAACAGGCCCGCGCATTACAGAGAAACCACTGCACCGGAACCAGCAACATCCCACGGGTTTGAGATAGTGCCAATCAAACGCACCTTCGCGTTAGCACCGGTCACAAGCGGTGGAAGCATGTTCTTGGTGCCAACCAAAGCGTAGCGAACATCGCCGCCGATGAAAGTCACTTCCAGCGTACCGGCACTAACACTATCTACACGCATTAACCGCTGAGGGCTGGAGAAGCCTGCATCAGGTGTAATATTGAAGCTGTCCACAACCAGAGTGTGGGCCTGGCTAATTACATTAGCGTTAGCAACATCCAGGACTGTACCATCCACGCCCTCAGTGTAGCAGGCGGTCATGTTGCAGTTCATTGGGTTAATCCACTTGTACGCTACTGCTTGTGTCTCACCGACCCCCTTAGCGATAGCTTCGGTATCGCACTGGGTGAGCACGGTGCTGCTCATTCCGGCCAGGAAGAACCCGAAGTTGTAGCCACCACAACCTACCTGCAAGAAGTTACAGGTCGTACCGGCAGAGTGATACCCACCGCTATCGCCGTTAGCAATGTATACACCGGCATACGAGCCAATCACGCCAGAGTAGGATACATGCTTCTGCGTCATCAGGAATACGTTTCGACCGAAGAAGCCAATGTTGCCACCGGCTACGAGCATGTCCTCGAAGTTACCCTGTGCAATCTTGTGCCCCCAGATACCGTAGGCAGCCTTGTTAACCGACGTAGCGTTCTGACGCCACAGGCTGATACCGCGCACATCAGGACGCATACAGAACGTATCCATAGTGTGGCCGGCTGGGTTATATATATTTGGTAAGCATACCAGTAGGGCATCAACAGATACCCCGGCAGCAACTTGGTAGCCGTTGTTAGTAGTCTTTTTAAAGTGGGACACGCTCCTGCCTGCACCAATAATGGTACACTCAGACCAGATAGGGAGGGGCTGAGAACTCAGCACCACCCCGGCCGGGAAACGGATGCTACCAGTCTTGGACTTCATGTAGGTCATAGCTGCTGTAATAGCCTCAGCGTTATCTGTGACTCCGTCAGGTTTCACCCCCCAAAACTGCATATCGTAGGCCGTGAAATTAATGCGACGCCATGCCAACGTTCCAGTTGATGGAACAATAACAATCCCTCCATCATCGGCAATCTGTGATGTGCTATTGTCGAAAGACTGGAAATACCCACCACCATAATGTTTTTCAGTTGCTGTAGCACTTGCTGCTGAAGCTACATAAACAATTTCTCCAGCAACTAATGGCATTGAATCCCTCAGCGCCTCTAAATTGAGAAAGTTGCCTATGTGGCGAAAGCCATCATCAGCAGACAAGTCACTTCTCAATGTGTCTATTTTATGGGCATTATTGTCAAGAGCATCTTTGACAGTTTCATCTCCATAACCAACCAGAGATGCGCCATCAGGGCCAGAAAGCTCAGCCCTTAACTGATCTGGAGAATATTTCAGTAGATCAGGATAATAGAATTGTTGTGCGCCATACGCATCATATACAGCCATGGAGTGATTCTGTACAGTTACGAACTTGGCAATCTGTCCGTTATATACCGGATATCCAGCAGCGTTAATGATGATTGGTTGCGAAACAGGAACGTGAGAGCCGTCTTCGTTCTCCACATAAACCTGAATCTGGTTTTCAGGATTTACCGGGTCAGTGTCAACCTGACCGATATAAATTTTGCCATTAGCTACGGCTTTAAAAGAACGAGCCATAGTGAAGAGTTGCGAAGGCATACTCACTACAACATTGGCTGTAATGTCTGTCATTTAATTTGCTCCTGACGTGGCAACGCCGCACAAGTTAAGCTTGCGCAGCATTGCGATGGCGTTAGTTATAATGAGGTAAAAAGTGAGGTATCAATGGACAGAGATTTTTTGAATCTGGCTTTACTGATATTTGCCTATTGCGTAGGTAAATATTTATTGAGCTAAAGCGTCTGATTTTGCACCCTGAGACACAGCTTTTATTGCGGCTGCTACATCAGCGGCGGCCTTTTCAAATGCTGAACTTCCACGCGGCGTATTTGCCAGGCGAAGCATGCCATTGCGCACAGCTTTGCTTTCGTACATACGAGCTAAGAGACCGTAGCCAGCACCTATGGCCGCTGCTTTTGGGTTTATTGCTGTACCAAATCCAATAATAAGAGGGACCGCTTGCTGACCCGTCGGCGTGCTGACTCCGGCGCGCGCGGCCTGCTTCGTTGACTCCAGATAGTTCTTGAGACCTCGAATATAGGCCGCATCCTCGCCTTTGAACGCTATGCCTGTCTGGTTAGACATGATATTCAACTGCCGCAGGAACTGGTCTGGTGATCCGCCAGATTTCTCCATAGCCTTTCCGATAATTCCGTTTCGCATTTGCACGCGGCCAGCCTGGCCAACAGAGTTATAGAGGCTCTGAATCTCTGACTTGTTCTTACTGAACAACATGTTGTTCACGACTTCCGGTGTCAGGTCACCTTTCATCAGCACATTCTTCAGGCGCGTGTTTTGCAGTTTGGCGGCCTCATCTGCGTAAACCGCATTGGCCTGCTGATATTTACGCAGCGTATCACTTCCGAGACTCTTACCAATCGCGTTGTTTATGTCATCTGACATCGCCCTGTATACGCGCTGAATGGCAGCGTCTGATCGGTTAGGCAATAATGGTCGCTCCCCTTTAACGTCTATCCTGAACTGGCTTCGCAAATCACTTAATTGCCTCAAATCAAGACTAACCGGACCATTTGGGCTTGCGTTTCTAACTAGCTCGTCGCGATAAGACTGGAGCTTTGAAATAGTCTCATGGTCGGCAACATCCCCTAGCTTTTGCAGATTTGATATTTCGTTATCAATCTGCTGAACAGCACGAGATGGCTGGATATTTATCCCTGCCATTGCGTTCTGCACCTGTTCAAGACGACGGCCGGCAGCCTGCTTAATGCCTGATGTTTTGGCTTTGAGGCTGTTTACCACTTCGGCAGGGTTGTACTCGCCAAACTTACTGGCAAATTTTTGCACCAGTTGGCTGCGCGATTCCTGCTGCGCGGCGCGCATTCCTGATGTCCCAACGACAGGGATTTTCTCCGCTGTTGTTTGCGCTGCCCTGCCAACGCCAGACTTTGGAGGAATTACGTCAGTTGTGGTCAACGGCACGTTGTTCTGCTCCGCAAAGCGGATAGCTTGCGCGGCTTCGGGTGCCATTGAACCAGTAAGGGCTCGATAACCCGCTCCGGCAGCTTTAACTACGCCATTTGCGGCAGCGCCTAAACCAACGCCCAGCCCTAAGTCTGTTGCCAGCGCGGCAGCATCGTTCTTGTCGCTGTTAGCGGCCAGTGAGCCAATGGCATTCTCTGCCAGCAGGCGCGAACCACCTTCAGCAATGCGGCCGGCAAGAGTGGGAGCCGCTGTCGCTGCGCGCTCAATCCCTACAGGCGTGAGATAAGGCAGCGCCTCAGCAAAAATACGCCCCTCGGTTGTTTGAGGGGTTAGCGTACCTGGCTGTAGTCCAAAATCCTGTTCAAGCCCTTGAGTAGTGACGCGAGGTGCTGGTTGATATGTGCCGTCACCTATACCGAGCTTATTACCAGCCCACGCTGCTGCGCTTGTTACTGCGTCAGTGAGTTCAGCAGGTATATTCGCTACGTTAATTCCAGCCTGCAGTAAGCCGCGGCCGGTTTCAGCAAGACCATTGCCGAGGTCTGACATTATTCCGCCTTGCTGCTGCGGATGAGCGGCTTCCTGAGAAGTTGGTTGTGACGGCTGCTGATTAGATGCCAATGGCGTAGGGTATGCAGCATAGAAAGCTTGTCTGGCTTGTTCAGCCTGATCGCCAGCTTGCGGTGCAACTACTTCATTGAAATACTGCTCTTGAGCCTGAGCTTTTTGATCTGGTGCCAGTGCCTGGTACTGCTCAGAGGCGATAACATCTTTCCACGCCTTAGCCATTAGTCACCCCATAATGATGAATAACCAGAGCTTTGTTGCCCTGATGTAGCTTGGACCGCTGGTTGCGGACGTGATTTTCCACCAACGCTGACGTTGTATTGTTGGTTATAGTTATCCGTATACTCACGAATCGCGCGCACTGACTGTTGAGCAGCCTCAGGAGATGAAAAGTCTAGTTGTGGCATCCCTTGAAAATACATTTTTGCTTCCGCCACGGTGTTGATACCACTCGCGCCCATATCCCTTGCAGCTGCAATGCCTTGATTCTGCATGCGCCCCTGGATGCGTTGAGTGGCGTTATAAAGTTGCCGCTGCTCCTTACCACCAATTCTGCTTCTGACATCAGCTCCAAATGCAGGCGCACCATTCCCACCGGTAACACCAGTCATGAATTCAAGCTGATCGGCGGTTGCAGCCTCGATGGCGTCCAGGTCTTTTTTCATGGCATAGTTTTGCGCTGAAGTAGCAGAACTTGGAGGTGCAGATATAGCGCTGGTAGGAACGCGGACCATGTTCCCGTTGTCATCAACGCCTTCATAAAATGCATTGGCTCCAGCGCCATGCACCTTGCCGCTGACTTTCACTGTCCGACCATCAGAAAGCTGAACCAGGCGGCTAGATCCTTCTGGACCGGTGTTTATGCCTGCTGCCTGCGCAAAAATAGCGGCCGCCGCAGGGTCTGTTTTGAGCATTTTGGCGTATTGTGCGTAGTTTTGCATTGCAGATGTCGGCGCATATGCAGAAGTTAACGCGTTTTGACGGCTAACTGCGATCTGTTGAGCCTGCAATCCTTCACCGGCTTTGTTGCTGCGAATTTGTTCCGCAAGCTTGCCCTTATCAATTTCACGCCCTGCCATCTTATCTACGGCATCAAAATACTTTTCTGGTCCAAGGCTGGTTAGCCCGAGGTGATCGACAAACTCGCCGAACTGCTGCGGGTTCTGTTGGTACATCTGAGCAACATCCTGTGGATTCACACCAACGCGAGCTAACTCACCGGCGTTGTTTTGCAGCCATGATTGCATTGCTTCTGGAGACGATGACGCAAGGCGTGCGCCAGCCGCTAAGGTGCCGATAGAATTACGCTGCTCTTCATCAATGAATCCCATGCCTTTACGAACGGATTCAATCTGGTCTGGATATTGAGTAGCCAACTGACGCAAAGCACCGCGATCACCAGACGCATAAGCATTAGCGTACGCCTGCTGAAATTCTTTCTGCCGCTGAGCCTGAAAAACACCCGCAATACCTGAAAGACCTTGCAAAGCAGTCAGCCCAACATTGTTAGCGCCTGAACGCTCAATATCATTGTTCTGCCTGATAATCTGAAGCGTATTGCCGATGTCATTTACGCTCGGAGCGTTTGAGTTGACGCCGCCGATACCAGCTAACAATCCGCCATTTGATCCTTGCCAAGTAGCCATGATTACCCCTTAAAACAACGAGCCAAGCAATCCAATACCAGCACCAATGCCAGCGCCCCAAGGTGTTGATGTTCCCAAAAGGCTTGCAAGACCTGCACCGGCAATCGCACCAGACGTGCCACCGCTAATTGCAGTCTGAAGACTTGATGGTTTGTTGGCATTAGCAGCGGCAAGAGCTGCGCTTTGCTGTGCAATGCTGCTCATGTTGTTGGCGTACGTCTGCCCGGCGTTTGCCTGACCTTGCAGAGCACCAAGCCCAACGTTTGCCAGATTGTTGTAATTGCTCATCTGGTTTGATAACCAAGACTGACCGAGAGTCGGCGCGATCGTAGCCAGTTGATTGCTTGTGGCTGTCGAACCAAGTCCACCCGTCGCCTCCGCAGCAGCGAGACTCTGGTAACGCGCCTGACCTGCAAGGTCTTTATACTGCTGAGAGTTGTAATACTGATTAAGTGCCTGCCCCTGACCTTCTAAACTGGAAAGGTTCTGAAGCTGGTTAACATACTGCTCCGCAAGAGGCGTGAACGGAGCAAGGTTTTTCATGATCGTCTGCCACTGCTGATTTTGCAGGTCTGCTGCATACTTCTGAGCTTCTGCGGCATACTTTGCGCTTTTATCAGAACTTCCACCTTTCCCACCCTTTTCAGGGCAATAAGGTTCCTCGCCGCGCAGTTTTCTGCCCAGCTTAAATGCATATAACATGACTATCTCCCGTGATTCAGGAAGTCGATTAGTTCTTCGCGTGTTGCGCTGTAAAAAGTCACGTCATCCACGCCTTTGAAGTATTTCTTGATGGTTCCTACTCGCTTAAGGCCAATCATTGCGCAGTACATCTGACCGTGGCGGAATTTGCGCGCAGCGAACGATGTGACGCACTGAACGGTGGTGTTAGTCAGAATGTATCGCCAGAACGCCAGCCCGATTTCCTTGCTGAATCCACGAACCTCTGGCAGGTACATGGCGTGGCAATCAAAGGAAAGTGGCTGTATTTCTCTGTAATAAACGATGCCGCCAAAATTTCCATGCACGCTGACTTCGAAGTATCGACATTCAGGCCGGTAATCGTAACCGTCACCATTATTACTTCCAGCGATTATGGCCGGGTGGTTTCCTACCGCCTCTATGAGGTCGATGTTTCGTGTTGGGGTAAAGGTGATCATCAGTTAATCAGCCCGTGCGCTCGAAGCGCATCTTCAAGAGCTTTAATTCTCTGCCTTGCCTGCACAAGCCCTGTTGCCAGGGCACTTAGCTCAGACTGCGTGTAGGTTGTGCTAGCTGAATAAGACTGGTTGGCATTGAAGGCACCCAAAAGCGATGTTCCTGTTGCGGCAGTCCATCCGGTTTGTCTGGCCCCAATTACCTTTGTGCCATCAACAGAATAAGAGGTGGTGACATTAACAGGCGATGCGAGATTCTGTGTTGCCGTGGCGGACTTTGACACATAATCACCCTGCAATGTGGTAATGCTACCTTCAGCAGTGGTCACGCGTGTCTTCAGTCCTGATATGTCACCTTCAGTTGCCGTAACTCTTGATGAGAGCGAGCTTATTGAACCTGTGTTTGCGGTGATTCGAGTCTCGTGGTCATCAACCTCACTGCGCAATCCTGAAATTCTGCTTTCATGGTCATCCAGAGTTGCGTCCTGCTCGACGTTTTTAACGGTTGCCTCATACGCCAGTTCATTCGCCCCATTCGAGGCATCAGCAATATCTTTCAGGTCTGTAGTTTGCTGAATTACATATAGCTTGTAGGGAAGCGGGAAGTTTGGCGGGAGTATTGAGGCATCTATCCTGCTGGATTTAACGATTACCTTCTGTGGTGCGTCTGCCATTATTCTAACCTCACCTGGCACCCACTAAGAGTAACGGGTGATGATGTGACAATGCGGATTTTAAAGCCGATGTTCTTTCTGATGCGGCCAATGCGCTGAAGAATAGCCCGCTGGTCATATCGGAATGGAGCATTCCAGGGAATTAGCTGCTCTTTTCCGAAGTTGATGCCATCAGTGGTGGCGGAGACGAACATCTGTTCAGCGAATTGCGACACTCCGGTAGCAGATTCAAGCTCGAAGTCGAAAGCGCGCGCGTTATCCGCTTTAAAAAGAGGCGTGTGGAGCAGGTGCTCCTGCTGCTCTCCATACTGACTGGTTATCGCTTTATCGAGAACGCCTACCACCGATGAGAATTTGTCGGCGCAGGTTATCTGATTTCCCTCATACACGTAGTCGATAGCAGAATGAACTCCGTCGCCGAGCCCGGTTTTAAGAATCGTCCACTGCACCCCGCCCTGAGTGACGCCTCCGTCGTAGACCAGCACATGTCGTGGAAGGTGAATTATCAGCAACTCATGCGCTTCAAATCGCGTGGTTTCCATAATGCCGGTGGCGAGCTCGGCTTCTGAGTAGTCCTGAAGAATTCGCTCAATAGATGCCGTTGCAATCTGTTGTACTGCACCTGAGTTAATCAGGTAGACAGAAGGCGCGCCGGTAGCTGGATGGCTGATAATAGCGTGAGTGTCAGCGTATTTGGTTTTGCAGTATGTTCCTGCGATACCCTTCTGTACCATCATTGATGGCTGAGACTGGTAAACTGCAACACCTACCGCACTGGCGTTTCCGGTAAGAGAGAAATACTCGGTGGTCTTGGTGCCAAAACACACGACGAAATCGCGCCAGTCATCAATGCCAATTATTCCATCAGGCTGGCTTTCAGCGCGGTACTCAGCTGCGTACCTGTCTGGCTTAGATTCATCCTGCAGGTCACTGATGAAGAATGAATCACTTCCGTCCTTGCTCCATATATATCTCGAACGGTTACGGCAGAGGTCTCTGAGCTCGCCAAGCTCGTATTGAACATATCCAGTGGATGCATCCCAGTTAGATAACGTTTTAACGGTGCCATCATACCGGAATAGAGTCATCGAACCATTGGCACCAACAGCCTGGCTGTTGTAGCTGCATGCCATGCTTACTCGGTCAACTCCTGGCATCGTACCGACCTCATCGCCTGACTTATACAGCTTATTGCCGCATAGTCGGTAGACGGCGCTCTCATGCGAGTTATACATGGCACCACGTGACGGACCTGCAACATCTTTTACTTTAACAATTCCGGGGAATGATCGCAGATAGCCGTTAGCACCGAGCACTTCTTTCGGCGTAGCCAGCATATTGACCGGCAGGAGGTCGACATAATCGACGTTGCGGTAGTCTTTACCCGTTCCCTTCATCAGTGGGAGTTGTTGGATCGGCAATTTTTTCTCTCCCAGGGTAATAGTTGATGTTGTTCAGGTTGGCCCAGCGATTGCCAGAACCCACAGGCATTCGTGATGGATAAATACCGTATCCGTCTTTGGCTCGCTTGATGGCTGACGAACGATAGAGTTGCTCTTTGCCATACCTTGCACCGGTAATAAGCTTCATCGTCGGTTCGACGGCGTAATCTGGAGCAATGCGGCAAGCGAGATTAAGAATTACGGCATTTAACGCATTTCGCGCCAGCCCGTGGGCGTCGCCTGGGATAACAGGCTCATCGTCGGGGGAAAATATGTAACCGACGTCGATAACCTTCCCTGACTCATTGCCTGACCACTCCGCCATCATCATCTCAAGGTCGTTGACCGCGTCCTCCAGTGACTGCGGCTCAACGTCTGTGAGTGTGGCATTCGAGGCGACGCCCAACTTACGTAACGCGGCGAGAGCCAGATCGCCTTTAGTTATCAGATTCATCGCTGCCCGCCTTAGTTTTGCGGCCGCGTTGATTGGTCGTGCTGGTCTTCACATCGTCAGGGTGTTCGCTCCAGCCTTCTTTGAGGTGCTTGCTGACTTCTTCGTCGGGGACGATTTTGGTCTCGAACTCTTTGCCCCAAACGCGGGTGCCGCGGCCTTCTCGATATAGCATTGTGCTCATGTCGTATCTCCACTAAGAAAGGGGCCGAAGCCCCCTATGGTTATGCAGACGGAGTGGTAGCCACGTTCTGATTCGCCAGGCCGACGCCGATTGCTTCCGGGCGCACAGCGGACGCTGCGTACCACAGCGCGATACGGCACTTACCGCCGAGCTGGTCGATATCACCCTGGAATGCGATCACACCGTTCAGGCCGGTACCCGGTACGCTGAAGCTCTGAGACTTCATGCCGGAGAACAGGTCGTGGTTCAGCGGGATAGGTTGAGAAACCAGGCGGATAGAGTCATCTGCCCAGAACACGTTTGCGGACACGGTGTCAGTGTTCCACACGGTCACAGCAGCGCCGTTAGCCAGCGAGGTGTTTACGTTAGCGTAAGCGCGCTGTTCAGCGGTCAGGCTGGTATCATCCAGCGCGATCGGCTTCGGCGTGATGGTCAGGTTGTTACCGTTCACTGCGACCACGGAGAAAGTTGCGTCCTGAGTCAGCACGTTTTTAGCCATCTGCGACAGGAATTTCACGCCAGCGAAAGAAATCTTATCGCCGCGCTTGAAGCCAGTGCCGGAGCTGACAGCGACCACTGCGGTTCGGTTGTCGACGTTCTCACGGTTGCCGTCTACGTCCACTTTCCACGCTTCCGGCTTGAACTTCTGCGCGCCGGAAACGGTGACGCCAGTTGCGGTAGATGCAGCCAGTGAAGGGAGCTTCGGAGAGCGCAGAACATCGTTGAAGCCTGCGACCTGTTTCTGGATTACGCCTTTGCTGTACGCGTCGTCCTGAATTCGGCCGTAGAAGTCTTTGCCTGCCAGGTCACGACCAGCGCCACGGTAATCGTTCGGGTTGAAGAAGAATGACAGACCGGCGTCGCGGTTCAGCTCGCGGGCAAACATCAGAGATTCAGCTTCAGAGATGAAGTCCCAGCCAGAGTTTGCGCTGCCGATAGGTGAGGTGCTGGTTACGACCAGAGAACCCATCTCAACAGCCTGGCGGGCGATTTCCGCTTCGACGTTGTTCGCCAGCTTCTTGGCTGATGCCTGAATGCGACGACGGTAGGAGGTTTCGTCACGAACATCATCGGCGCGCAGGGCGAAGAAGTCGTTATCAGGATCGTTCAGGTTGACCTTAACAGAGAGTTCCAGAATATCGGTCTCTTTGCCGGTCAAATCCCAGCCGCGCTGAGTAGGAGCTTCCTGTTCCAGTGGCATCCACACGGTATTACCTGAGCGCTGCATAGACGCTGCCGGTGGGGTGTATTTGCTTACACGCTCAGCCATCGGAGTGAGGTTCTGAACGGTTTCGATCACTTCGTCGATAGCGTAGGTGACCAGTTGGCCTTCGGATAATGCCATTATCTAATTCCTTTAAGTTGAGCCTTGAGCTTGCGATAGGTTTCCGTGTCACCTTTTGCTGCCGCCTTTTCCATCTGCTTTTGAATTGCAGAAATATTGGCCGCAGCTACGGATGACGTGACCGGCTCATCTGCCGGCGGTGCGCTGGATACCTGGTTAGCACGAGGCTTGAGAGTTAAGCGTTCGGATAGTCGAGTGAGTTCAATCAGCGCCTGCTGCCCGTTCATCGACAGTAACTGCCGGGTTTTCTCTGGATTGGCGCCCAGGTGATAGATGAGCGCTGCAGACTTCTCCGGGAAGAGCATCATGATGTCCGCGCCTACCTGAGGCGGAACGAGCTGCATGAATGCATCCTCTTTGTCCTGGTAATCAGGAATATTGAGTTTTTCTGCGGCGTCATAGTGTTTACGAGCAGCCTCGACGTATTGCGCTGACTGCTGGGTAAATTCCTGCGTCTTGCGACCCTGTTCTGCTACAGCATTGCTACGCGCATCCATTGCCTTCATCAGCCATTCAGTGTTAGCGGCATTGAAAGCGGCCTGTGCGCGGCTCTGGTCATAGTCGTACTTAGCCAGACCTTCGTCTGAGAGAAAGTCGTTGATATCCGGCTGGGGTGGAAGGTCAGGATTTACCCGTAAGTCCTCCGGCAGCTCACCGCGCTTTACTGCTTCCATCCTTTGTTCAAGCTCACGCTGACGCTTGCGCTCAAGACGTTTAGCTGCGAAACGCGCGTTAATTGCCGGGTCTTGTTTTGGTTTGATCTCATCGTCCTTCAGGACAATCTCGAAGCCCTCTTCCTGACCTGCGTTGTCGTTGGCATTATCGACAACTAAGCCATCAGCAGATGCCGCTGCATGATTGCCGGACAGGTTTAACTCTTCAGAAGCCTGAATTTCGGTGGTTTTCGGATCCATATAACTCTCTCTTATTGAGGCATCTCGGCTACACCGCCGGTGGGGATATTTTGTCTCTGCGATTGCAGGTGATTTGCTACGTCCATGCCCTGCTTGTGGCGCTGGTCGTTGCTTTTGAGAAGTAGCTCAGCATTGGCACGAGCGTCTTCGCTGCGCTGCTGCTGGAATTGACCAACGGTCTTGAGGACTTCGCGAAGCTCTTTCTGCTTGTCGAGGTCCATACCGTTGAATATTTCTGCGATTTTGGCTGCTGTAAGCTGGTTCTGAGCTTCAACCTTTCCAGCCTCAACGGCGATTTGCTGCTGCTGATTCTGCGCCTTGAGAAGCTCAGCCTGCCCGGCAAGGTATTGACCCTGAGCAACCAGCATTTCCGGGTTCGGCTGCTGTTGCTGCTGTTGAGCTTCAGCGACTGCCTGCTGCTCTTCAGGTGTTTCAGGTTTCTTGAGGCCCATCAGCACGAGCTGCTTGTTAGCGTACTCGCGCATCATCTCAACGCCTTTCCCATCGAGCAGCGTGAAGTACTGGAGAAGCAGCAACTGATACTCTGGCGTGCCAGGTGCGGTTTTAGATAACAGTTCCTGAATCTCTGCCCGGTTTTGCTCCTTCATGCTCTGGAAGCTCGGACCGACGTCCGTGTAGCACTCATAGCGCCCGCGGATATCGTTCAGCGTGATTGTATTTCCTGTTTGGAGGTCGACAACCTGCGTGTATAGCTGAACCTCTTTCTCGCCACCATCTTCCAGAGTTATCGTGACGCGACGAGGAACGTCGTAGATGTCATTGACCATTGAGGCGTATATCTCGCCGTCACGACGCATTGCGGTAGCGAGGTTGTCCTGGAATACGTACGTCTCCAGGTCAGCGCGCATGTTCAGCTGGTTGACAGTGTCGAAAGCCACCTGTCCATTCGCCGCCTCGGCATCAACGCCCATTGTTGCCACCTGATTAACTGCGGTGGTGGCCGCCTCAAGCATGTATGCGTTAGCCTGCGGGACTTCAGGGTTTTCCATATAGGCTAGCGGCTGGGCTGGCAGGTCATTGCCATTCTCGTCCTTGCTGTTCAGCAGGTAGTACGGATAGTCGTCATTGCCGTTGTACATGAACTCGTAACCGGCGATCTGCTCAGGCGTGAAGAAAGGTTTCTTCTTCGGCGTCCGGGCGACGGTGTCGGCGTTAAAGCTCATAATCATATTGCGCAGGCGCTGACCGTCTTTTGTCAGGCGGACAACGCCTTCGTAGACCTCTTTGTCACCGGCAAATGACCACTCACCGTACACCGGCACAATAGGGATGTGTTCACCGGCGATGCGCTCGCGGTCTTTGAGAATTTGCGTCTGCGTAAGGAGCGTTTTGTATACCCGGCGGCGCTTAACCTTGCGCTCACCGATTTTAACCATGCCCCGGTCGGCAAGATCATCAATCACATCTGCGATGTCTTTCTTGAAGTAGCTGACAGGCTCACCAGTAATCGGGTCCTGGTAGATATAGGCGACCTCTTTCTTCTCCTCGACCTCGTAGTATTCCGCTATGTAGTAGACCTCGTTGGTCGTCCACGGGAATATCCAGTTAGAGGCTGGAGACTGGAAGTCTGGTAAGTCATCCTCATCAAGGCCTTGTTCTTTAGCGAACTCCTCCCATCCATCTTTGCTCATCGCTGAGATGACAGTGCAATGCTTCGCGTCGCTCTTATCCATCTGCTTGGCGTTGGCATCCCATACAACATGAGAGCACGCCTCATGAATGGGAAGTCGGCGGATAATCTGGTTGTTGCTGGTTGGATTCTGGTCTTCGTATTCAGTCACCAGGCGCCAGGCACCGACACCGGCTTCAATCTGCTCACGGACTGCGACGTTCACTGATATCTTCGCGGTGTTATGGCGCATATCGGTGCGGTACATGCCCATGAGAATGTCAGCAGCATCAGGAGACGCGCCATCTTTCGGCTTAAACAGAACGTCTACCGGGTTCTTGCGCATCTCTGCGACGAGCTTACGGACAACCGGGCGGACTACGTCGAACTGTCCGCGATATTGCAGTGTGGTGTATTGGGAAAGCCAGTCATCCCACTGACTAATTCGGCTGAAGAAGAGGTCGTTAATCGCCTCGTTTCTGGCCTCATCGCTTGCTGCCCAATCCCTGTCAAACCGAAGGAGAATGGTTCGCAATTTGTCGTCTTGGTCGGCCATTATCTACCTCGGGAAATTGGACGAATTGGAGCCGGTAATTTCTTTTCTTTAGGACTGTTAACTTCACCGTATCGAATGGCGAATCGGCGCATCATGTAGGCGTATCGAGTGGCGTCGAGAAGGTCGTCACGAACTTTAACGATCCGCCCTTTCTCATCACGGTGATAGAAGCTGAACTCTTCGAACCAGTCACGCAGGCCACGAAACACTTTAAATTTGCCATGCTTCATCAGGTCGTAAAGCTCGAACAGACCGGCCTCAACCGAGCGGGATCCATCAGGCCATTGCGCTGGGTCTTTGACCATTCGGAATCCGGCATCGTGGTAATACTGTTTCTGTTGAAGACCTGAGCCCTTCTCAGTCTGCAAGCCATCCTGAGGCCATGCAGTTGGCACCTTGTTAGCCCATGACTTAATTGCGCCCCATGCTTCTGCGGGTGATGTCTGGCTGGCCTTCCATGCCCTGGTGACATAGAAGGTTTCGTTGTCGGCATCGATTACCAGCTGTATGTGTGCCTGCGGGTGATCCCATCCGAAGTCCATCCCGTTAATAACCATCCAGTGAGGCGGTATTGGGAATGGGTCGCACGTTACAAACTCTTCGCCGAAGTCATAGATTCGGCCGTGCCCGAGCATCGGAATGCCCTTTGTGCGCATGTCTCGCTGATGAGGGGGGAAAGATGCCAGCAGTTCAGCTTTTACTTTCTCGCTAAGGTGCGGAGCATCATCCCAGCCTACGTTCATGCATATCTGCGCTGGCGACGGGTTATCCATCAACTGAATAACCAGGTCAGTGCGCCCGTTCTCTGGCGTAAACGTCAGCACGCCACGACCGCCACGGCCTTTGTCACCAGTTGCGGTTCGGGTTAGTACCTGAGGATAAATGGTCGGGTCTTTGGGCTCTTCATCGATATGAAACCAGTCGACGCTGTCACCCATCAGCGCGTGCTGGCCCTGTGAGTACGACCAGAACTGAATTTTTGCCATGCCGCCGGACTTATGCCGCACATATGCTGTACGCACTGCATTAGGCGTGCCGGTCATCGGCTCGGTGTCTACAATGAGCTCGCCGGGGATTAACCCGCCTTCCCAGCCATTCTCTGTCTTGCGACCAAGAATCGGTGTCTGCAGCAGGTCACGGCACTTTTCGCCAGAGTATCCCAGGCACCAGATTAGCGGTGCATGGTCGAAACGATAGCCCTCCCAGCCTTCCGGGTAGTCACCCATCGCATGGATGGAATCGACGTAGGTTGCTGTGTCGGTCTTGCCAACGCGGTTGGCTGCAATCAGACCTACCTGGCTATGTGTCGACGTGTTGGCAATAAACTTCTTCTGCCACGGGTAGCGGGTGGAATAGTAGGTTTTGTATCGATATACGTTAGTGCGGCGGTTCTTTTCTTCCAGGAGCTTCAATAACTCAATCTTCTGCTCCCGGCTGAGATTGTGCATTGGTTAACTCCTGAAGTTTTTTGTCCAGCTCTTCATCGCTCAGGTTGTTGAACGTGATTGACTGGTCATGCTGAATGCGATCGCCGTACTTTTTGGGCATGATTTTGGAGAGATACCATTTGCGGGTATCAATGCGCAGCTTAGAGCGCTGTACGTGCTCGCCGTTAAGCTGGTAGCCAATTGCCTCACCGTCTTTGTCGAGCTTTTCCATCCAGTCGTTAGAGCCATCGTCGGCGATATCGAAAAGTTCTTCAGCAATGGCCTCAGCGCCTTCCTCCTTCGCCCGCACGTATTGGGCACGAAAGCTTTCGTTGCGAGCCAGCCAGCGCAATACCGCCTGTTTGGATGGCATTCCTTCATCACGACACACGGAGCGCAGTGATTCACCCTCCGCCAGTCTCAGGCAGATGATTTCTGCTAATTCTTCCGTGTAGTCTGATGGCCGACCAGTCTTCTTATCTTCAGTGGCCATATCTGTTTCCTCGTTAATCATTATCAAGCCCACCCTCAGATGAGCTTTGTAATGGCAAACAATCAGTAGGATAGAAGTTGCTCGAGTTCTTCAACCATATCGCTCAACTCAGTGTTCAGATTCGCGTGCGTTTCCGCCGCGCCCTCAATAACCGCTAAAGCACACGATTCGTCGCGCACATTTCCAGAACCGCAAGCTACAGTGCGATCACCACGAAGTTGAGATAGCAGCGTTCGAATGCGTGATTGCACGTTACTCTGCATCTCGTTGTTTGCAGCGCTGGCCTTAATAAGCTTGTCCAGCGCTGACTTGTCTGGTGCCTGCAAAATAGCGGATGCCGATCCGAATGAGGCTTGGTTACCATTGCTTTCGTAATGATTCATGTGATTACCATTTTTTACTGTGCATGATGCATATTAATTATAAATCGCCCCGAAAGAGACGCTTTGTCATAACTACGCCAGTTCGCCGCCAGCCTTCAGCTTGGTGAGGATGGAGTTAACTTTGGTGACGATGTTATTCACCGCAGTTTGTGCCGTAGCAATATCGGTAACAGTCTGAGCGGCCAGTGCCGCCTCAGCTGTCTGCTGCAGAACGCCGCCGCGTTCTGTGCTGGTCGGAACTTTGTTACCGGCCATAGCGGTAGTGGCTGTTGTGCCAATTACCGGCGCGAACGTTGTCGGCTTGCCGGTCACTGATGCCCAGGTTACTGCAGTGCCGGCTGCACTGTACTGCGCTTCAAATGCAGTCTTGCTCATGTAGAGCAGCTCACCAGATGAGCTGGTAAACAGATACCCGCCAACCACAGGGCGGAAGATGCTCATAAACTGACTGGAGAGCATCTGGTCTTTATAGTTGCCGTCAAAGCTTGCGATCGCATAACCCTCGATTGCCTGCTTGATAGACTTAATCGGCAGTGCTGATACATACACCCCGTTGGCGTCAGAGTAGGACGGCCATTGCTGTTGATAGCTCATCTTATTCCCCTTCAAACAGCGCGAGCGCTTCGGTTGCGGTCTGGATTGCTTTGTCGGTGCGGGCGACAACGCCGGTTTCAGCGGTAGCCAGCGTATAGGCGTCTTTGAACAGTTCAGCCTTGAGCTGATTTCCGCCAACGAAGGCGATTGCCTTTTTAGCTGCGGCGGTGTCTTTCATCACCAGACGATACAACTCAAGGTTGAGCTGCTGCGTATCTGTCATTTGTGTTACTTCTGCCATGATTGGCTCCAGTTAGTTGTTAATCTGACGCCAGTGGCGCAGGAGTTGCGGTTCTTCACAGAATGGCTATTCCGCTACGGGCTCTGCTAACCAGTCTTCCGCGAACATATCGCCCTGCGAAGGCACCCAGCCAGGCTGCATGACGCCCTGCGCGTTTTTCAGGTCGAGGTGCGCAGCGATGGTGAACTCCTCGCCCAGACCGATTCCATGCTTCGCGTAGTCGCTGCCAGGACGGGATTCTTTCACCGTGTAACCGCCAGCTTTAATGACGAACTGACCTTTACCATTCCAGCCTTCACGGTAGATCTTTGCACCACTCTTTACTGCTTCAATGGCTTGCCCAAAGTTCATGTTGTCTCCAAATATTATTTGAGGCACTGCTGCCGGATGTAGTCCTGCAGATAGTTAACCTGTTTGGTCACTGTTTCGATTCGCTCTCTGAGGGTGAAATAATCCCGTTGAGCGGAGTCAGTAAGTCTGGCGGTGGAAGCATCGCCCATGCTGCCGGTGCTGGCAGCTCCGTTCGCGGTGCAGGTTGCGTTGAGCTGCAGCCGACGCTTGCCAGTAGCAACATCGCGCTCAAGCTGATTGATAGTGCTTTGAGCATCGGCAAGCTCCTGTGTGTATTTGGCGTCGAGCGCGGCGACATCGCGCTGGCGAGTCTGCATGTCGCTGATGGTATCTTTAGCCAGATTTAACTCTTGGTTTACTCTGGTTAAAGATGCCTGCGATTCTGTGAGCGCTGACCGGTAATGACTGGCGATGACAATAGCGATTGCCAGCAGCAGGCTCATTGCCGCGAATAGGATGAGCTTCAAGTTAAAGGTCATTGGCTTTATCCGCCATGCAAAGTTCGCGCTCTATCTCCCTGCGAGTTTGCAATCCTTTCCACTGCTTACCGCCTGCCCATGTCCATTTACGCAACTCGTCGCAGGCTCCTTTTCTGTCGCCATTGTTGAGCTTTTTAAGCAGCGTTGATGAGCGGAAGGCGGCTACCCCTACGTTATATGTGAAGGAGTAGAGCGCAGCACGCTGATAAGTGGACAGCGGAACCTTAACTGAAGCATCTACGGCTTTGATAACCGGCTGCATATGCTTATTCAGAAGGTCATCGCATTCCTGCTTTGTGTAGACCTTGCCCATCTTCACGTCGGGGCCGGTAATGCCTGCACACACAGTAGGAATGCCAACAGGATCGAGATAAGGCTTGTACTTAACGCCTTCCTGGTCTTGTATCAGGACGCCAGCGATAAATGACGCCCCGCCCGCCGCAGCTGCAACCAGTGCAGTACGTAGTTTCGCTGGTATCTGCATGGTTTCACCTATGGCGACAGTTCCTGATCGATGTCTTTGACGATTTTGGCACCCTCGGAAATGTTCGTTACATCACCACGGGCATATGCAGCTTTGAGGATTTCAGTTCGCTTGCGATCTTCCTCTATCGCCGCTTTGTTCTTTCGGTCGTTTGAACGATATGTCAGCCAGGTGAATGTCGCCGTTATGACAAATCCCAGGGCAAACAGAACATCCTGAAGAGTCAACATGGCGAAGAATCCCGTTAGACCTGACCAGAAATACGACCAGAATCCGTTGTTGGTATTCATACGTAGCATTTCTCACACCTCCGGTTGGAAGTGCTGTGGTGTAGTTAGGAAAGGCCAGCAAGGCAAAGGATGCGAGGGCTCATCTGTGATTGATTGCCTGTGGCCTAATACGAAAAAGGCCCGCCGAAGCGAGCCTTGAATATTTGGAGTGATTTGGTTGTGGTGGTCGGTGCTGATCTCCGACCCGCATTCGTCGCCATGGTGAGCCTTTACCTCACCATCCAGCTCATTCACCACAACGGAAAGCTGCCTGTTTCACAACACGAACGCCCCGCGTAGCGGTTCAATCGTCAAGCAGCTTACCTGTTGTGCGCCCATTATTAATCACACCGGGCCAGTGCGCCGAATTAGTTGATGAGGAATCGGAAGACCTCACTGGTGTTTGGCCGTTAGGCTACTGCCAGGAATTGCTCATCGTTTGCATTTATCTTTGTGGTCAGTTTCTAAAAAGCCCGCAAAGTCGCTAACGTGACGAAAACTGGAAAGAGCACTGACGAGCGTCGTCACAATTCCACACCAACCTTTCGCATCTGCGCTATTCGGGGAATGCGGATTGCCGTCTGCCTAATGCCCTTACCGGATTTCGCCAATAAAAAAAGCCGCCGAAGTAACTTAAGAGTCACTAACGGCAGCTTACCGTGTAATTATGGCTAAATGGATAATTGGTTGTCAAGCACTTTAGGAGCAATATGCTTGACTTTGCCTACACGTTTACGACTTTTGAAAGCAACTTGCATCGGTTGGTACAAAACGAAAAGCGACGCATTGAGGATTTCGTCAATTTCGTTTCTACAGGTTGCCAGTGAAGGTTTTCTCCATCCCTCGCCACCACGTCCACACATCTTGCGTGGCTTTGCAGTCGCGTGATAGTAGGATGCAATTGCTCGCTTAGATGAACCATGAGCGTAGTAGCTGAGGAGGATGCCAAAGGCTTTCTTGTCAATGTACATGACGGAATCGACGACCTGAGAAATCAACATTCCATCATCATCATTGCACATTGGCCTGGTCATAATTCTTCCCGGCTCTACGCTCTCCATGAACTTAGCGATAACGCTGCTCATGCGCTTCTCCAGGCGACCTGAATAAACCCATGCGCCCCATAGCTCCAGCCATCCGTTAATCCAGTCGTGCTGCTCTTTGGTAAGGCTTAATTCGCGTACCGTCATGCTGCATCGCCTCCATCAGCCCATTCGCCATCCTGCCTGATTATGTATGGCTGGAAGTCATCGCTGCCTGTTTCAACATGGGAAAGATTTCCACGTCGATCTGTTTTGAACATGCCAAGTGGCAAATACTGACGAGGAAACTGATTATGCCATCTGCCATATTCAGTTTCGGATCCATCGCTGTAATGCGTTGGCCCGCATGCACTACAAAGTTTTTTACCTTTCGATTCTGGCGAATAAGACCAGTCAAAAAACCTTTCAAATAGCCCATTAAACCCTTGCGATGAAAGGGCGGTGTTCTCAACGCACCCGCACTTTTCACACTGAAATAAACTCATGCTGCGCTTCCCCCATCAGGCTTATTTAGTCCAAGTCGGTTAATAACTTCCCGGCGCATTGCTTCGAGGCGCTTGCGTGTATCGTCATTCGTCTTTAACGCATGGTCGATGTCCTCAAGCATCTCCTTATCCTTCTGGCGCTGCTGAGCTAATGCGATACTGGTTACTGTGGTCACGATGAAGCCTCCTCATGTGAGCGGGCGCTGGTCATCAGCACGCCATTAATGACTGCGTGACGCTTAGCGTTAGTGTCACCGATGTACTTTCTGACGGTATCGCGGTGGCATGAAAGCTTACGGGCTACCTCGCTGAGGCATCCGTTACACTCATGAAGTAAGCGAGGAACTGTCTGAACGATAATCATGCTGCCTCCATAAGTTCGGCTATATCGGGTAACTTCCCGCCCAGCTCAGTCACCACCAAAACGAGCATTCCACCTTTAACCGCCTGACAGCGCTTGATGCGCATATCGTCTACCTGACCGTCATCCAGCCAGAAGCCCGCACTTGTAAGTGCGTCAAAAACGGCTTTGGGTAGATTGTCCAAATCGCGTTTGCGGTTATCGGGAGGTGCTGCGTGGATGGTGATTCTGATGCGGGGTTGGATTTTGATGTCTAAATTGTGCTGCTGAATGATTTCGATTACTTCTCGTCGGTATCGCTTACCCCAATCGCTGATGTAGTGGATTCCTCTTGAGTGCCTCCAATACCGATTATTGGAAGGCGGCCAGGGCAGGACTATTCGGTATTGATTCATCGCACCGTTACCCTCCACTCTCTGCACTCTTCGTTTTTACAGAGCCTGAGAGGTGATTTAGCCATTAGCTTCCTCCTCTCTGATTTTTTTAATCGCAGCCTTCAGCTCGTCAACTTGCTGTGGCGTCCAGGCGTCGCGGAGGTTTTCGGCAACCCGCTTTAGCTGGTCGGCGCTATCCTTTGTCATCAGGCACACCTGTCGCCCGCTCTTCAGCCAAACATCAACTTGTTCAACCTTTTCCTTGTAGAGCCTTTCTGCCGCAAACATGGAAAGTTTTAGTAAAATGTCATAAAGCCACGTCATCATTACCCTCCGCCATTTGTGAGTTCGGGTCTCGATATACAAGCCTCTCGTTGATGCACTCGCCGCAGGCATAGGTTTCATCCGGCTCCAGTTGCTTGCTGCATCCTGCGCAGAGAGCTCTGGCTATGCTCTGCTGCTCGTAGGCTTGGGTTTGGGTGGGGTTAAGCATGCTTCCTCCTGGCGCGCAGGCGTTCCCACATCACATCGTGAAGGTGAGAGGTATACGCGAAGGTTTTTATTTCGGACGGGGATACTTCTGGCTTTCGTTTCTTTCGGTGGGTAACGCGGTAGATGCAGTTTTCGCAGACTATGTCGGTGATACTTCGTCGCTGTCGCCTCATGCAGCCACCTTCCTTCCAGTTCGCCTGGCCCACTCAATCGCCTCCTGAGCGTCCTCGCTCCACCGGACGTCTCTCTCTGCGCCGAATGCGTAAATCAACTCCAGAAGCTCGCTGAATTCGCTAACGCGCATCTTTGAGGTCGATTGCCCGAGCACGACAAAACCTCCGTTGATGCCCGGTGCTGAGCGCTGGCCTTTGAGAGCCGCGGTGAAGATGTGCTTCCAGTCTTCGCTATCCAGCTTCGCGCCATGCCAGACGACCTGTTCAGACACATCGCGCAGGGTCGCCCAAAGCCGACGATTTTGGTCGAGGCTTCTGGTCCTTTCCTGAATGGTTACGATGAGAGGTCTTTCGGGGTCGGGGTAAAGCTGCTGGATAGCTCGGATGGCGTTCTGCTGGACTAGCGGGGTGCGGATTTCAAACGTTTGTTTCCTCATTTTTCACTCCTGCATACGGTACTGGAAGCGGCATGTAAGCCACTACAGGCGGCGCATCAAAATGGAAACGCCCTCCCACTACCTGGACTTCTTCGTGAATTTTTGCCACTGCAAAATCCCCATCGGAAAGTTGAACCAGCCACTTTCCTACGGGCATATTTTGTGCGCCATTGACGGGAATCCATATCCTCATCACTCCCCCTTAACCTTGAGACCGGCGGCGAGCTGCCAGACTGAGAATGCCATTCGAAGGTCTTTTACCAGCTCATTGCTAATAGTGCTCATGGTTAATCCTTGTGATGTCAGATTTGAGAAACGTTTTCCTGCTGCCACACCTCGTCATATTCCGACTTAGGCATGTTAGCGACGTAGTTGTATGGGGATGCACCTTCGACCTGTAGAAACTGGTGAGACTGGTCGTCGAGAAACAGCGGTACGCCACCTTCCCAGCCTTCTCCGTTTCGCTGCTTTTCGAGCATCAGAACAGATGCCGGACCGGCTAACAGCTGCTGGTCTTTATCATTGAGTTGCTCACCCGCCTGGACGCGCTGTAACGCTCTCTCCCGGCCTTTGTTGCGCCAGATGATAAACAGGTTGTCTGTGAGGTCGGTGATGGCACCAGAGCCTTTCACATCCATTTTGCCGGTGGGCTTTTCTTCGCTGTCACCTTTGCGGGAGTGAGTAACTAGGATGATGTGAGAGTTGGTCTTGTTCTTGAAGTCGCACAGTGCGTCGACAAACGCTTTTTGCCCGTTGTAATCGTCATCGCCGATGCCGCACTTCATGAGGCTGTCGATGATGAAAAGCCGAATTCCATATCGGCGGCGGGCATAGGTGAATATCTCAATCAGGCGTTCAGCTTTCGCCGTTCCAGTCAGACCGAATAACCATAACCGGTCATCGTAGAAGTTGAATGCCGACTCAATCTCCAGAACCGGAGGCATTTTGCAGCATGTGGCCTGGCGGGTAAGACGCTTAAGCAGTATTCCGGGCTTAAGCTCCAGCGAAGCCACGCATGTCTTGACGCCCTGCCTCATGGCTTCCAGCGCCATATGCCCGACGACTTCCGTTTTCCCATGGCCGTTAACGCCGTTGACAAGCGTCAACTCGGCTTCGCGAAACTGGAAGTTATAGGCCAGAGATTCCCATGGCGGATTGAACAGGTATTGCTGTTTACCGTAGAAGGCGTTGATGGTGTCCTGGTAAAACTCGCGGGCGCTGTAGAGTTCTTCTGGATCGAAGAATGCGGCACCGCCAAGACACTGCCAGATTTCATCTTCGGAGATGCCGTCCATCAGGCACTCGTTAATGTCCTTGCGTGGTAGCTTTACCATTCGGCAGCGATGCTCGCCGAGGCGGCTGGCTATCTCTCTGGCGGCTTCCTGCCCTACTTCGTCGTTGTCCATCGATATCCAGATTTCTTCGAAGCGGTCGAGATTGTGAAACTCGAACTCAATCCATTGCTGCTTCGCCCCCTTGCCGCCGCCGAACGGTACTGACAGTGCGTTGATACCGTACTGTGAGTAGCTCATGCAGTCGATTTCGCCTTCGCACAGAACAACAGAGCGAACTTTGCTGTCCAGCGCCTGCCAGCCAAATAGACAAGGCTCACAGTCACCTTCAGCCATGATGACCTTCTTGCCATTCGGTCGCTCGGTACTGATGCGTTTGACCTGAATCAGCTCTCCATCGCGCTTATACGGGAATACCAGAGCGTCCAGCTCCCTCTCGCCGTTCCACACCTTGCCACTGACGACTTCAAACGCTTTCGCCGTTTCTGGAGAGATGCCACGTGATTTGAGGTATTCGATGTGATGCTCTGTTTTGTTGCAGTATCGGGCGACTTTCTTTCGGTCAGGACGGGAGAATTTCTTTTCGCGCTTTGCGTCGAAGTGGTGGTCGTCGTCACGGATGCCGAGGAACGCTTTGGCTTCCTGCATCGCCTGGTGGAGACTGATGCCACGACACGCCATCCACAGGTCAAGCATGTCACCGCCATCGCCTTCCGCGAAGTCAGCCCATTTTTTTTTGCCGTTGAGGTTTACTTTCAGGCTTGAGCCTTTGTCGCCGTGGACATTGCCCGCCACCCACTCATGACCGTCTTTCTTGCCGTTCGGCAACAGGTGCGGCGCTACCCTGTCGACCTGCGACCACAGCAGGTCACTTAGTTCGCTTGGTTTCATTAAGCTGACCTCAGATCCAGACGGTTAAACCAGAATTCAACGAATGCAGGACTTAGCCAGCCATGGTTATAGCCAGCGATGAGTAACGCTTTGATTCTGGATTTCATGGCTCACCTGTCGAAGAAGACGTAACCGGTTTTCGACACGGTGATCGGGGATGATGATTTTGCCTGTGGGGTTTCAGGAATCGGCTTGTCGTCGTTCCAGCGCTGGCCGTTCAGGTATGTCGCAGGGTGAAGCCGGTCAAAGCCAAACTGAACGCCAGCCCGGCACCGGATATCTGCTGCCAGCATCCTAGCAAACTCTTCAGGTGATCCGTGCGTTTCCTTCCGCCACAACGTGAACTGAGTTCGGAAAGCTGAGGCTGCGTTTTTCTTCCCGGTCTTACGCATGCCTGCACACCAGAAAATACTCTCGAAAGCCTTGTCCGTTTCTTCGTGCCGGGAAGGTGCTTTTTCCTGCATCGCCTGAACCTGTTCAGGCATAGTGTTTTTATATTGTCTTTCTTTCTTTTGAATAGTGTCTTTTGTGTCCCCCTGTTTTGAGGGATACGACTCCCTCAATTTGAGGGATGTTTTATCCCCTGTTTTGAGGGATATTCCCTCGTTTTGAGGGATGCACCATTCGTCGATGTTTTTGTTGGGGCCAAACATACCGCCCTGCTGCTTGATGAGACCCATTCTTACCAGTTCAAGTTTGGCTTCGTTGCAACGCTTAACGGGTAATTTTGCGATCTCCGATATCTGAGAATCACTGATTCTGTCCATGGGCTTATTCCACCCATAGGTTTTTCTCAGAATAGCCAGGAGGACTTTGAATTGACGCTTGGTAAGGTCAGCTCCGGCGTAGGCTTCAAGAAGCATGTTGGACAGCTTGGCATAGCCATCTTCCAGCTCTGCCACTTTTCTCTCCACCGGGGCTTTTACCGCCCCGAAATCTGCGTATGCGACGTTGCTCATTCGGGTTTCTCCAGTCTACGTTTACTTACTTCAAGAGCCTGTTTCAGCTTCTCAGCAGCTTCCCGGCTAAACGTTCGGATAAACCTTTCACGAGCTACATTTTTGTGTACTTCGTCCTGGATAAATCGTTGCTTAACCATTAGAATGTCTCCTGTACTGTTGTTGGCGAAACACAGTGTTATCAGGCCCTAAACGAGTTACCGCTCGTTTGGGGCTTTTCATTTTTGAGTATCTTCGCTACCTGCTCAGCAAGGCGGGCCATCTCGTCATCCACGACACCCCATTCCAGCACTGCAAGTAACATCGAAAACTTCGGTATCCAGTCGCGTTTCCATCGACTTATTTGCGCTTTATCGACACCGACAGCTGCGGCTGTTTTCTCTGTGCCAATCATTGCGATCTTGTTAAGCAAGGCGCTCTCAATGCGTAACGCCTCGTTGCGTTTATTTGCGTGTTCCATTCGGTATTCTTCCTTTGTTGTTTAGATAGATACGTGCGCAGACCGTGGGGTCTGCCACTTAAATGAGTTACCGCGTTGTCGGCGGTTCAGATTGGTAAAGAGCGGGTACTGCTTAGGCGGCCCTGGAGCCGCGTTTCTTGCCGTACAGTAACCAGAGCGGGTCGCACTGGAGAGCTGCGGCAAGCTCAAACAGGAAGCGCGGACGTTGCGTAGAACCTGCTTCAATTTGCTGTATTGATTGCTGCTTCATCCCAGCTTTCTCAGCTAATTGCGCCTGTGTCAGATTCAACTCCATGCGCTTCTGTTTGAGGCGTTCGGAAATTGTATTCATTACTCACCTCCACAGTTTTATCTGTATTGTCTAACAGTTAGTTCTGTTTGTCAAATACAGCTTTAACTGTGACGATGTGAGGAAATGGAGAGGAAGCTATGAGCCTTGCAGAACGGGTAAAACAAAGAAGAATCGAGCTGGGTTTGACGCAAACTGAAGCAGCAGAAAAAGCTGGAATCAGGCAGCAGTCTTGGGCGAGTATTGAGGAAGGAAAGACATTAAAGCCCCGGAACATTGTTGGTATTGCTGAATCTCTTCGCTGTGACCCCTCATGGCTGGTTAATGGTGGCAACTTCCAGCCTGTTAGCGAGGTGAACACAAGGAGAATTCCATTGATCAGCTATGTACAAGCTGGCGAAATGGCAACTAAAGGCCCAATAGAGGCCCTTGATGGCTCATGCGAGTACGTCATGACTGACATGGACTGGTCGCAATACACTTTTGCTCTAAAGATTGTTGGCGATTCTATGGAGCCTGATTTTAAGGCTGGTGATGTGATAATCGTGGACCCGGAAATCGAACCAGCCCCTGGGGAGTTTGTGGTTGCGAAAAATGGCGAACACGAAGCCACATTCAAGAAATACCGCCCAACCACTCTTGCAGAAGATGGCAGGCAGCACTTTGAATTGATACCGCTTAACGACGATTATCCTGTAATGCGAAGCATTGATCGCCACATCCAGATTATCGGGACGATGGTTGAGCACCGGATTTATCGCCGGAAGAGATAGTCACCATCATAGGCAAGGTAGTTAAGGCGCAGTGGCCTGAAGAGACGTTTGGGTGAGAGCGCCATAAAGATCGCTGGGTTTTGTCCGATAAGTTGTCTTGTAGACAACATGATGCAGTACTTTTTGTGCTGTGCTGCTTGCTGAAGCTACGTTTTTGCGTAAACTTCAATTACTCAAATATGAGTCAGTCACACGTGAGGACACTCCCATGAAAGAAGCTACTATGCGATTTTTTAGTGCTATGGGCTCTATCCTTGATCTCTGCCCAGCAAGCAGCTACAGCGAGTATCGTTCATCTTCCTCCGACCTAGAATCAATCTCTTCAGATTGGAAGAATGTAGGCGGCTACTTGCGAGAGGCTGTTACCAACAATGAGCAGAAAAAAATCATCAAGAAAGCCCACGATAGGCACTCCCAGCAAACTCGCTAACCAGCCAACACAATTTGGTAGTAGAGCTCAGGATGGAAAAACTGAGCTCTTAGTTAATGAGGTTGTAAAAAATCCGCAAGTTATTGAGCGTCTAATGAACCGGCCTGATACGGCGGGTATAATGATGCAAGTCACTACCCACACCCGTTCAGGCCCCCTACCTGACCCAGACGAATTAGCAAGATATGAGAAGGTCTCTCCTGGCTTTGCGCGTGAAATTCTTGAGATGGCAAAGGCTGAGCAATCCCACCGGCACAAACACATGAGCAAAGGTCAATCCGGGGCAATTTGGCGCGATCGTATTGGGCAGATATTTGGCCTAATTTGCGTCTTCGTATTCGCATATATTGCATATGAAATGATTCAAAAAGAAGCATATGGATGGGCTACCGGGCTACTTGGTGTTGAACTGGTTGCGCTGACTAGCGTGTTCGTTATGGGTCGGCGTACTACTAAAGGCGCAAATGAAACCCCTGCGCCTAAGAAAAAATAAATTATCATGCCCATCACATCCAAAGCGTGTGGATCTTAAAATCCGCAAACATCAACCCGGCCACCGCGCCGGGTTTTTATTGCCTACTCAGCCCATCCCTCGGCTGCTCGCTTAGCCTGAAGCTCTTTTACCCTCCTCATATCCTTCCGCTTTTTCATAATCGTTATTAGCTGTCGGTATCCGTGGTGAGCTGGAACAAAGAACTCCTGCCCAGGGAAATCCCTTTCCCACTTTTCTTTCAAAGCCTTAAAAGCCATCGGCGCGAATGCTACTGACTGTTCGCACAGCTGTATCGCTCTTTCAAGATGATCGCCCTCAGCCCTCAGCTTGTAATGCACCTTGATCTGCTCTTGCAATTCAAAATGCACCTGCACCTTCTGGTCTGCCGACAGCCAACGTAGTTTTTCTAACCACTCATTGATACCCATAACATGCTGAACCCTTGAGACCTGAGTGAGTTAATTCTACACAACCAGTACGAGCATGAAACCTCAACAAATTTTTTTACCTTAAAAAACAACCACATCTGTTTCAATCTACAAATTTTACAGTTTTATCTGTTGACGTTATTACAGTTTTATCTGTATCTTTAGTCCATCAGCAGGACGCTGGTAGCCAAACGGAACAGATTGGCATCGCTCTTTAACTTCGACGGTGCGCTGACAAAGCGCGAACAGATACCAAACGAGATGGGTTTGGGGTGTGGTGAGTCAGAGATGACTACTGCGGTATATGGGTGACAGCGGGCTCGAAAGGCTGACTGTGTGACACGTTCGATTCGTGTAGCTGCAGGAATGCGCACACCACACCACCAAAGCCATTTCACACGAGGAAAAAGCCATGACGGTTATCCAATACGGTTCTTCAGTATCAGCTGGTAACGCTAAAACTCGCCGTCATGAGCGGCGCAGAAAGCTCGCTATCGAGCGTGACGCTATCGGCAATATCATCGACTCCATTTTAGGTTGCGAGGCTCCTGACGCTTCTCAGGAGCAATCACGAAAGCATGCAAGCCGCGTTGACCGAGCCACTTCGCTCGTAGCTCTCCGCGACAAGAAGCCGGAAGTAACAGAACGCAAGCGCAACCCGGCATACAAGAAGCCGGTTAACCACCCTACCCACTTGATTAACGCGCACCAGAAAATGCGCGGCAAATCGATTCCTGCTTATTACGACTGAGGTGAATGATGAATAGTATTGATCAAGATAAAGCAAATGAACTGTCGATTATCATTAGCGAATTTCTTCGCAAATTTGACCCCGCCGAGTTTGACGATGAAGACGGAAATGGAGGACACACAAGAAGCGCTGCTATTGCAGATGCATTGTCCTCTCACTTGGTTGATGCAGGATTTTCAAAAGACTAATGAACAATCGATAAGCCGCATAGTCGGCCTTCTTTTGGCAGCAAGCCACTTATCTGAGGTGAGATATGGATGATGAAGTCGAATGCGACGTATGCGGCAAAGGTATTGCTGTGGTTGCCGTTTACAGTGGCGATGGTAATGAAGAGCTGTGCCACGAATGTTATCACGACATTTACGACATTGATGATGAGGCCGCTGAATAGCAGCCGATAGCCGATTCATGGAGTCGGTTATCTGATGCAATCCGCATCATAACCAAGACAGGAGACGAAGACCTGTTCTGGTTAAATGGAGAAATAACCCTTGTTGTCTGTTCGCCCTCTCCGGAGGGCTTTTTTCGCCTGCATATCAACAGCGCTTCATTCGAGGCGTTTTCGCTATGCCAATTAACCAAGGATAACACCATGCAACAGTTCGCTTTTGCAGGGTGGCCTGTTGTGGGCTGCTCTGAATCGCTACTCGACCTCATCACCCGCCGCATGCGCGGTATCTGCAAAACGCTTAAGGAGCTGACATGTACGGCAATCAAACAGTAAACCATCAGGCCCTTATGGCCGCGCAGAGCAAAGCGGTTATCGCCCGATTCCTCGGTGATGCCGGGATGTGGCTGCAGGCCAATAAGCAGATGAAGCAGGCAGTGAGCATGCCCTGGTACCGGAGGCCGCAATGACAACTCCAGTTCGCGAATGGTCGGATGATGCCTTTATCCGCCTCATGAAAGATTTGATGAAACCGCAACCGAAACCACAGGAGCAGAAGCAATGAGACTGAGCCTGACAGATGTTAAAGAAGTTGAGCAAATTATCGCCGCGCTGGACGCGACGGATAACGAACGCATCAGCGATGAAGTTGAGCGTCTGGCTAAGAAAGCCAACCCGTTTATTTCGGCTCTGGCGGCGACGGATGCAGATGAGCATACAACTGACGCCATCAACTACCTCGAAGGCCATAGCATCGCGTTTCAGGACGCCTCTGAGGGTTGGTGGATTGATGCGCTGACCGAGCGCGTTACCGCCGAGTACGCGATCGGCATCTTTAAGCAGCGGCATTCACACAGGGAGGCAGCGTAATGGCAAGCCCGGTTGTTAATCAGGTATACGAGCTTATAAATCCACTGAAGGTTGAGTTCGAACAGGTATGTGCTGAACCTTCAATAAACTTCAAGCGTGAGTCAGAGTTCGCGATGCAGATATTCGCCAATAACGACTATCTCGCCAAGACTGCAATGAATAACACGACCAGTACCCGCAGCGCGATCATGAACGTTGCGGCGATTGGCATCACGCTTAACCCGGCGCAGAAGCTGGCCTATCTGGTTCCACGGAAAGGAGCCATTTGCCTCGACATAAGCTACATGGGGCTAATGCATATTGCCCAGCAGTCAGGGGCAATTAAGTGGTGCCAGTCAGCAATCGTCCGTAAAAATGACCAGTTCCGCCGGGAGGGTCTCGATAAGCCGCCGGTTCACATCTATAGCGAGTTTGACACCAAAGAGCAGCGCGGAGAGGTTGTCGGCGCTTATGTTGTTGTGAAAACGGACGATGGCGACTATCTGACGCACACCATGCGCATTGAAGACATTTATTCAATACGTGACCGGTCTGAAGCATGGAAGAAGTACAAAACTGACAACAGCAAAAAATGCCCGTGGGTAACCGATGAAGAGCAGATGATGCTCAAGACTGTAGTGAAGCAGGCTGCCAAATACCGGCCGCGCCGTGAGCGACTCGATGCAGCAATTGACTATGTTAATACCGAGGGAGAGGAAGGTATTAACTTCGCCGCTGAAAGGCAGCCTGAGCGCGATATCACCCCGGCAGATATTGCCACCATCAAAGAAATTAACGATGTACTCATCGCCATGAATAAAACGTGGGATGACGACCTGCTGCCTCTTTGTTCGAAAATATTCCGCCGCGAAATTCGCGATTCCTCTGAACTTACCCAAATCGAAGCCGTTAAGGCGCTCGGATTCCTCAGGCAAAAGGCGGCAGCATGACTCCAGAACTCATCCTTGAGCGCACAGGGATAGATGTGCTCACGGTTGAACAGGGAGATGAGGCGTGGCAGAGGCTGCGCCTTGGAGTTATCACCGCATCAGATGTTCATAACGTCATATCAAAGCCACGATCAGGTAAAAAATGGCCGGACATGAAGATGTCTTACTTCCACACCCTTCTCGCTGAGGTGTGTACCGGCGTAGCTCCTGAAGTTAACGCCAGGGCTCTGGCATGGGGCAAGCAATACGAGGATGACGCAAGAGCCCTGTTTGAATTCACTGTCGGCGTTCAGGTAACCGAGTCGCCGATTATCTACAAAGACGAAACCATGCGCACTGCATGCTCACCGGACGGGCTTTGCAGTGATGGCCGGGGGCTTGAGCTTAAGTGCCCTTTCACTTCTCGCGACTTCATGAAATTCCGCCTCGGCGGATTTGAAGCCATTAAGTCGGCCTACATGGCTCAGGTTCAGTTCAGCATGTGGGTAACCGGCAAGGACGCCTGGTACTTTTCTAATTATGACCCGCGCATGAAGCGCGAAGGACTTCATCATGTCGTTGTCGAGCGTGATGAAAAGTACATGGAAGACTTCACGGAAGCGGTGCCAGAGTTCATCGAAAAAATGGACATGGCGCTGGCAGAAATTGGCTTTACCTTCGGCGAACAATGGAGGTGAGATGCCAGCAGAACCATTCAAAAAACGTCGTGGCAATCAGCAAACGCTGGGCCGCAACTGGACTACCAAAGAGTTAAACCTCATCAAATCACTGGCTGGCACCGTCCACCCCAAAACTATCGCCCGCCAGTTAAACCGCTCATACGAATCTATCCGCCAGATGGCAAAGCGCGAGCACATTAGCCTGCGTCGCGTTTAATCGTGCGCCACGTACGGCGCGAGGAACAATCCATGATTACACATGACCCGCTTATCACACCAAGCGAGCTACAGGCTCGCGTCAAATCTCAGCCGATGCCGAGCCGCGAGGAATTAATGGCGCGCAACAGCTTCGGCTCTGTGAATAACAACAAATACCTCAACCGCTGGCTGCGTCAGGGCGGTGCGGCATGACCGACACAGCAAAACTGAAAGCGGCGGCGCTGGCCGCTACGCCGGGGCGCGTCGGCGACAGAATCGACGGCAGCGGGAGTATCAAATATCGCTGCGTCGGTGCTGACGGCTCCCTGGTGCTCCTGACAGACCACAAAAACAACGAGTACGGATTTGTTGGCGACAACGGAGAGGCTGACGAATTGTTTTTTCGGCTATGCACTCCTGAAGCGGTGCTTGAGCTGATAGCAGCGCTGGAAGCAGCAGAGAATCGCAACGCGGAGCTGGAGGCATGCGTATCTAATCTGCAAGTCAACAGGCCAGTGGTTTATGGTGATGGATTTTATGACGGATATTGGAAGGCTCGCAGCGAACAATCCATGTCAAGCGAGGATGAAAATCATGGTTAAAGTTGGCGAGTCTGATTTTTACAGCGCCGTTTCCAAGATGAACGTACATCCTCACAGTGAGAGTAAATTTACTGAATGGGAAGACCTGCGCACAAGGCAAATTATCGGTCGTTCAACGCGAGGGTATCTTGGAACGTTAGCGGAGAAAGAGGAATTTTTCTTAACTGAAAAATTAGCCGCCGCCGCGGGCATCAATCTTGAGACAGGGGGGGGGGGTGAGTAAGTGAGCCACCATCACGGCTGACCTATTACGCCGGATAAGCGATATACTCCACTCAGGAGGTATCATCATGCCACGAAGAAAAAGCAGAAGTCGTAAAAAAGAAAATGAGCTGCTCGCCAGCATGACCCCCGCTGAGCGTCACCGTCACATGCTGAAAAAATACAGCCATGTTAAGCGTCTGATCGACGTGGCAAACGGTGAGCGCTTTGAAAATGGCATAGTCAGCTCAGTTGACGCCTACCGCTCGCCATACGAATTAAGAGTAAAGCGCGGGCGTTCAGCCGATGGTAAGAAGTCGTGATGAAAAATAATCTCACTGTACGCAGCAAAGAGGAAATGGCGAAGGTTATAGTGGATTTAGTTGCTTCAGGCGTTGCTTGCATTTTTATAGGGAGTTACATCACCGCATTACTCCCGGTCGGTGGGTGCTCATTCAGCGCGCGAAGGAGTACGGCGGCGGGTGGTGGCTAGGGAAGGCTTACGATGATGTGTTCATGCTTGAGTTCGAGAAGCCAAGTTCAATGGCTGTGGCGACGGAGTACATCATGTCGCATGGAAGGATGCAGACATTCCCGCCGTGGGACGATGAATTTGAGTTAACACCATGACCCGCCGAGTGCGGTTTTTTTAATGGAGTAAGTTATGGCAAATCATGTAACAAACCGTCTGACAATTACAGGTGACTCGCAGTCAATTGCAGAGCTATTTGCTGGTTGCTTCCGAAAAGAAAAATGCGAGATTCCTGATTTCTGGCGCGAACGTGCTTCTGATTCATCTATAGATTCGTTAGAGCGCCTGAATTGGGCAAAGCGCATCGCTGAGTGTGAAGCGTCTGAACCCTATTATGTTTTCGACTTCAACCTGATTATCCCCGCCCCCGCCTTCATTTTTAATGGCGATGAACTTACGGTTGGAAGCCGAGAAGAAAAGACCGGGCGCAACTGGCACAAGTTCAACACGGCGCGATGGGGCACAAATTGGAATGCCTACGATATGGAAATCGTGGAGCGCAGTGACGAAAAGCTGGTCATCAAGTTTGATACGGCATGGTCGCTTCCAGAGCCAATTATCAACGAATTGGTTAGCTGGTTCCCTGAACTGAAGTTTTTCCATGAATTTTACGATGAGGGCGGATGGTTCTTTGGGGACAGAACGTATTCATCGGGGTTGGTTATCGACAACTTTATCAGCGGCGAGCAGAGGGAAAATCATCAAGAAATGGAAAATCGCCTATGCAAAGAACTGAAAGGATATTCACTTGATGATTGCGATGAAGAGGATTAATAAGCTAACGCAGAAGTACTGCATCGAACAGGCCGCCTCATGGCGGCTTTTTTACGCCTGGAGATAATCGAATGGATATAACAATGAGCGATACACTCATGCCGATCACCGATGTGTGCGCGGCAACCGGCTACAAGAAGCCTACCATTTATGAATGGATGCGAGACGGTAAATTTCCACGTCCTGTTAAGATTGGCAGGAGCGTTCGATGGCCTTCCAGTGAAGTCGATGCGTGGATAAAGGATAAAATCACTTCTTGTCCTCGATCAGGCCAGCAATAACACCTCCCCACCAATCCATCATTTCCCTTCTTTCTTTCATATACTCCGCATGATTGTACGCGGCAGCTACCCTATTCTTTTGCTGATGAGCCAGTTGTGCTTCTATCACTTCTGGCCTGAAGCCTTGCTCATACAAAGCGGTGGATGCCGTGGCGCGGAAGTCATGCCCGGTTATCTCACCGCTTGCAAACCCCTGATACTCGATAGCGCGATTAATGGTGGTTTTGGCAATTGGTTGGCCCGGCTTTGATGGGCTGGGGAAGAGATATTCTTTATCACCTGTCAGTGGTTTAAGTTCTTCCAGCAATGCGATAACATGGTCACACAACGGAACGCGGTGTTCGCGGCGTTTCTTCATCACTTCTTTTGGGATTATCCACTCGGCTTTTTCTAAGCTGATATGTTCCCACTTGGCAAACCTAAGTTCCTGTTGACGCACGAATGTCATAACCAGCATTTTTATGCAGATAACCATGACCGGGCTTTTGTAATTTTTTAGCGAGACAAATAGCTGACGAAGCTCTTCTGTAGTTGCCGGTCTTGCGTGTGTAGTAGGCTTCTGCATCACCGCGCCGCGAAGGGCATACGATGGATCGACTTCAGCTCTCAGTGTGGCGACGGCGTAGCAAAAAACGGCTGAACATATCTGTCTCACCTTTCCTGCGGAATAAGCATTCCCTGCCTTCTCTAGCTTCCGCATCAATGCAAGTATGTGCGCCGCTTTAACGTCCTTTACTGGTATCTTCCCTATTGCGGGCAGGATGTGCTTATCCAGGAATCCACGATTAACTATCTGAGTTTTCTCTGCCCAGGTCTGGCACTTTCGTTCATACCATTCTTCAGCGATTGATTTGAAGGTGTTCGCTGCATCACCCATAACCATCAGCTTTTCAGTGTCTTTGACGATGGTTGGATTTTTTCCCTGCCTAACCTGTTCCCTTGCCCACTCTCTTTCTCTTCTGGCATCAGCCAGGGAGACGCCAGGGTACTCGCCTATCGTATAGCGCCCGTCTTTTTTTGGTGACAGCCAGAACCGGTATCGCCATATCTTGGCACCGGTAGGCCTGACATCAAGATAGAGGCCCTGACCATCCTGAAGCGAGTAAGGCTTCTCATGAGGCTTAGCATTTCTGATTTTTGTGTCGGTTAATGGCAT